CTCAAAAAAGTTCGGGAGTTCTGTAACACCCGAACTTTGGTATCAAACTTGATACTTTTTTATATTTATTCTTTTTCTCTATATATGGCCTTTGAAATAAAAGCTTCTTTAGAATTTGGGGCAAGTTTTCCTATCATATCTAGCTTTGCTTCATTAAGATAGTTTTCTATCATAAAGTTAACAACGTCAGTCCATTTAGTCACTTTACCCGTTTTAGCTGTGATCTCAACTGCCACTCTTTCAATTCTCATATGTGTTTCGGCAGGAACACCTAGATTTTTTCGTTTATTCATACTTTTATTCACTCAAATAATGCATCTGTGATTCTATATCATAGCTCACAAAAATATTTTTTTCATTGTGATACATTTCACTTGCTCACAAATGATTTTTGATTTATTTTATTATCACTTGTGATACTGTGAGCGTGTGTAATGAATTTCTTTATTGACTGGTTAGAAATAGAACAAGACTTTGGAATTGATATTCCTAATGAAGTCTTACTTTCTATTTTTGATTTTGGTTTAGTGGGAATTCATTTAGATACTGGGGAAATGCAAAGTGGTATTAAGACTGGGACCTATCATCATAAGGGCAGTTATTGCGACGAAGTAAGTTTAAAAATTTCAGGTTCAGTTATTCGTATGGCTGGCAATCCAAGTAGATGGGGGCGAGTAGAAAATGTTTTTGGTTTTGATACTGTAGATAGCTGCGTTTCCTGTTTTAATTCAATTCTTTCCTCTCTTAAATTACCAATCTTTACTCGCTGCACTGAAATTTTTTATCGCCAAGGAGAAGATGGTTCTAAGGTCTCAAAATTTTCTAATGGCGCAATCATTAAACGTTTAGATATTACTACTAATAAAGCTGTTGGTAAGGGTAATGAGCGTACATTTCTAAAAGCCTTATCACAGATGCGTTATAGAAATTCTATTGGCAGACTTCATACAAATGGTTGCACCACGGATTGGCTTAGTGAAAAAGGAAATGCCAATTTAATTTATCCAAGTTGTTATATAAAACACGAAGAAATGCGAGTTCATTCTTATGACAAGATTAAGCGTAAATTTGGTGAAGAATCACAAGAGTTTAGATATTACAAAAATGTTTATGAATATTGTAAAGAAAATGGCGTAGTACGTTTTGAGCAGAAATTAAAATCAAGATATTTACAGCGTGAAAATTTATGTTATTGGGGTATCAGTGATTTTTCTAAGCTAGAAACAATACATCAAGGATTTATTGATATGTATAAAAAATTAAATGTTAGCGAAATTAAATTAGAAACCATAGCAGAGCAATTAGTATCAAATGGAGTTGTTGATTCTTTAAGAAAAGCTAACACATCAGCTTTTTATGCTATGCGTTGGTCTTCAGGTGAAGATTTGAGTAATTTGTCTTCCGCAACATTCAAGCGTCATCGAGCAAATCTTAGAAAAATCGGAATTGATATTGCAACTCCATGTGATATTGAGAAATTTCAGGCTGTTCGAGTTATATCTTGTGAAAATATCATTGTAAGACCATTTAAAGCCCCTGATTTTTATCAATTTCCAAGCAACGCTCCTCAGTTACGTTTTGTTGTTTAATAAATAAGTTTTTTCATCATCAATTAGGAGAAATTAATTATGCGTACCGGATTTTATATTGTAGGTATTTTAAAAGGGTATAAATCTTCATCTTTTACTAATCGAGAGACTGGAGAAGTAAAAGATCGTCATAACATGGGGGTTCAATTACAAGAGCCTGATGGTTATGGCGGTTATAACACATCAATTCAAGAAATTAAGATTGATGATCGCTCTGATTAATCGCTTAAAGGATAAGACGGTAATGGTGCTTGTTTATCCTCGTGAATGGGCTATGGAAAATGGCCGTAAAGGTATTACTTATAATTTTGATGAAAGTTCGCTTATTGAAGAATTAAAACAATGAGCGATGAAATAGAAATTACAACTAAGTTTTGTCACCCTTATATGAATTTCGGTGGAGATGGTTGTAATGATGTGATTTTGAAAGTGCCAAAGATAGAGGCAGTAAAACTTCAATCCGTGGCACTTTCAGGAAATGAAAATCAAGGCTTTTCAGTTGGTGATTTTATTCATCATACTGATAGTTTTGGCTTTTCATTTGGTATTGTGCTTATTTTTTACTTAATCGCTAAATCTGTAGGGGCAGTGATAGCAATTTTTAAATAAGCACATCATTTTAACTCAATATAAGGAGTTTCTTATGTCAGATTTAAAAAAATATCTCATTGCTGCTGTAGCTTTGGGATCTTCCGTTGGCGCTTTTGCTGGTAGTGAATCGGCACAAAAAGTACAAATCGATGTTTCTGGTATGCTTAATCAAGTTGATTTTTCAACGGTGATTGCTGGAATTATCGCAGCAGGCGGTGTATTAATTGGGCCACGTATTGCAAAAATGGGCATTCGCTTTATTTTGGGGCTATTTGGAAAATAATAATAAGGGGATTGATATCCCCTTTTTTCTTTGGATTTCGTATGTTATGGGATTTAGCTTATTTTCTACTGGGTGTAATATGCGGTTGGGTGTAATTGGATTAAACGATTAATTATTTTAAGTTTGATTCTTAATATTTTGTATTTCCCTTATCAGGTGTATGCGAATCCCGCACTTGCTGCTCGAGTTATTACTCAAGTTTTTGAACGTGTTATAGCAAGACGAGCAGCTGTATCGATTGCGGGCGAAGCTGCCGCAAATGATGCTGCTTTTTTAGCAGCAAATGAGGCAGCAATAGGCATGCGCGCTGCACAAACTTATCGAGCATTAGGCACTGTTGCAGCAAATGATTCAACATTTGCGATAAGTGCTACATCAACATTGCGTCATGCAAAAGATATTTCTTGGGTTGCTTTGGCTTTAACATCTGGGGTGATTACTCTTAGTGATTTAAACATAGAAAGCAATAGTAAAATAGGGGTCACTTTTGAACCCACTGCTGTTCTTTTATCAGATGGGCGTTATGCAATAAATGTTAATGGAGAAACAAAAATTGTAAAGGCCATGCCTAGTTCCAAATCCCCTGTAATTTATCAGTATTCTAAAGATAAGGTACAGATTTCAGAGGGTAAAGATGATATACATAAATCCGATATATTAGATAATCACTATAAATATTATTACGAGTTAAAAACAGGGGAATATGCTCAATCAAATTCAATTTCGCTATTATCAGAATATGGTGTTCAAGAAGATTATAGTGTTAAAAGTGAGGATAAATATACAGAGATAAGCATTGAAGGTAGTAAATATAGTTATCTAGAATCTCAAACAATTGTAGAAAATAAATATCTAAGACATAAAGTAATTGGGAATACCATTTACGCAGATGTACGTAATACATGGACTTATAAATCTTTATCTTCAAATTTTAATCCTGTTTTAGAAGGAAACACAGGAACGAACACTATTTATTCTTTCAATCAACCTAAGCCATCAGATTATGAGGAGTTTACAAGAACAGATTCAAAATCTATTACAATTGAAATTAATAATGATTTTACTGGTGATACATCAACGGCATTAAAAGAAAAAGAATTAGGTTCAATTAGTGAATTAGATTTAAATCTCTATACTACTCCTTTAACAGCGACACAATTGGCACAGTTATATAACGCATTATTAATGTCAGCAGCGATGCAACCTGATTATTCAGGCATTCCATTTGCCTCATCATATCCAATTACAGCAGCTGAAGTACAACAGGTTTTAAATAAGCTTGGCATTACTCCTACTTATGCAGATCTTTTTACTAAAGCAGGTAAAGGAAATCAAATAGATTTTCCAATGTCCTCTCCTAAACCATTACCTAATCCATCACCTAATATACGACCTGATAAGGATGACGATGACGCTGAAGGGGAGCCTGAATATCCTGAACTTGAAGCACCTACCGCAATGCAAATTTTAGAGCCATTTAATCAGTTTTTTCCGCAGCTCAAGAATTTTCATTTAGCCGATCGTGCTGTGCAGTGTCCAACGTGGGAAGGGCATATTGATTATTTAAATATTGATGTTCGATTAGATAAGCATTGCCAATATGTAGAGCAAAATAAAGCCGTGATTACTTCCTTGATGCTGCTTATTTGGGGAATTGTCGCATTAAGAATTTTATTGAGTGCATAAGGAATAACAATGGGTAGCTTAATTTTACGTTTATTTAGTGGTTTTCTTGGGTTTGCTTTTAAAGGTATTGTTGCAAAATTTTTTGTTTTTTTCTCACTTTTCTTTATTACAACGGAATTTATTCCCGTGGTGATTGAGTTATTTTTGCCAAAAGAGATACCAAATTTAAATGCGTTATTTAGTGGTTTACCTGATTCTATTTGGTATTTTCTATCAATATTGCAAATTCCAACAGGAATAACATTGGTTATTTCTGCTATGTTGGCGCGTTTTATTATTCGCCGTTTACCGATTATTGGCTAGGGGGCATTATGGCTATTTCGGCTTATGTGGGTTTACCCGGTCACGGAAAATCTTATGAAGTGGTGAAATTGGTCATCATTCCTGCCATTGCTTCGGGCCGTCGGGTTGTTTCAAATATTTACGGATTAAACAAACAATTAATAGAAGAATATTGTTTATCAAAAGATAAAAAATTATCGCCTGATAACTTAGGTGAATTGGTTGTTGTCGATAATGATTTATGCTTAGGTGTGGATTTTTACCCTTACAAGAACGCAATAGATAATAATATGGAAACCTTTTGTAAAGCAGGAGATTTAATCATTATTGATGAAGCGTGGCGATTTTTTCCAAAGAAAGAAAAAATCAATGATAACCACTTTTCATTTTTATCAGAACACCGACATTTTACGGATAGTAACGGCATTTCTTGTGATTTTGTCATATTGAATCAGGATTTAACCAATTTACAAAGAGAGCTTGTGGAGCGAATTGAAACGACATTCAAAATGACAAAATTGGTTGCCGCAGGGTTAAAAAGTCGTTATCGGGTTGATGTGTTTTCGGGTAATAAATGTTGGAAAACCGCAAAGACGGCAAGTTATCAAGAAAAGTATGATAAGGCTATTTTTCCGCTTTATAAAAGCTATGAAACCGATAATGGACGGGAATTAGTCACAGATAAACGGCAAAACGCGCTGAATAAATCCAGTATTAAATATTTTGCCGTGTTTGCCGTATTGATTGTCGGGTTTTCGTTATATAAGCTCATTAGCTTTTTTACGCCACCTGAACAGGATACGCCAAAAGTTGAACAGACATTAAGCGAAAATAAGGAAATTGAAGCGATTACATTAAATAATCAGCCACAACTTCAAGTAACTTTACCGTTATCAACGCAATGGCGCATAACAGGGGAGTTACAAAAATCAGGAAAAGCCTTTGTGATTTTGGCTGATAACCAAGGTAATTTACGGTTAGAACCACGTTCTAACTTTAATTTTACGGGGCGAATGTTGGAAGGCATTATTGATAATCAACGGGTTAATTATTATTCTGGAGTAAAACAATGAAATTACAACGTAACATTTTATGTTTTTTTTCCTGTTTTTTGTTTGGTGTGGCGCAGGCAAAAAATGTTGATTTTAAGCTTGAAGCCGTACCGTTACCGAAAGCGGTAGGAATGATCTATGATGAAGTTTTAGAAAAGCCTTATATGCTTGATCCAAAATTAGCAGCAGATACACGGTTAATCAGCTTTCATACCAAGGAAGACCAAGATTTTAATCAGTTTATTACACGCTATTTTGAAAATATGAATATCAAAACCTATGAGAAAAATGGCGTAGTTTACCTTGCGCATATTGAGCCAAAACCGCCAAAAATTATCAAACACAGTTTTGTTTATAATCCTGTTCATCGTGATACAGAATATCTTGCGCAGTTTTTACAAGGAGAGGGGCAAGTCTCGGCAAGTGGTGATAAGCTCGTTTATTATGGAACAGCGGAAGATATTGCAAGAATTAAATCAGTTTTAAAATCGGTTGATACGCCAAGCCGTGAAGTCGTTGTAACGGGTTATGTTTTTGAAGTGCAGGACATTGCCAAAGAAGGAAGCGGAATTAATTTATTGGCAAAATTGCTATCGGGAAAACTGGGTATCAACATTGGTTACAAACAAAACTATGAAAATTTTATTACGGTTAATGCAGGGAATTTGGATGCAATGATTGAGTTATTTCGCACTGATGAACGCTTTCAAGTCGTTAGTAGCCCAACGTTGCGTGTAAAATCAGGTTCAAAGGGGAATTTTTCAGTAGGTTCTGATGTGCCTGTTTTATCAAATGTTACCTATCAGGACGGCAGACCTATTCAATCGATTGAATATCGTTCTTCTGGTGTGATCTTTGATATACAACCAACGATTAAAAGTAATGCGATAGACTTAAAAATCAATCAACAACTTTCTAATTTTGTGAAGACGGATACGGGCGTAAATCAATCGCCAACACTGATTAAACGCGATATTGTTACTGATGTTACGCTTAAAAGTGGTGATATTGTGGTTTTAGGCGGACTGGCTGAAAACAAATTAACGGAGGGTGAAACAGGTTTTTCATTCTTG